CACCTTGCCGGAGTTTGAAAATGATATCGGACATCGGGCCTCATCCTGGCGTCTAGGGAGGCCTTCAACATCGGGTTTTCAGCGGGAATAGCGGGGCTGACAGGTGTCAGCCAGAATGTGAGGGGGGGAGGAGACGACAGATTGCTGCGGCTTTAATCGGTTGTCAAATCTGGTTTAAGAACCTGCGGAGAATTTGAAATAAGCAGAAATTGCATCGACAATGACCTTCACCCACCCTCGAGCCTCAGACGAGGCTTTTGTCCAGTCGGTTTTTTCCAGCTGTTCCTTAACACCTTGTGCCAACTCGGCCGGAACTTCATTTGGAACGCCAGTCGGATATTTGTTCTCGTCGAAGAAGCAAAGGGACGCATCAATATAAGAGCGGGTGGTAATAAGCTCTGACGTAAGAATGTCTGGGTCGTTGATCCCCCGCAAATAGTCCGACATTGATCGAAGCGCCCTTTTTACCTCCTCGAGATGCTCACCAAAATTCACTGCTTGATGGATGGTGCGGGAATGAGGGCACTTCATAAAATAGTATGATTCGAACTCTTCAGTTCTTGGGTCTTCAAGGCCTTCTTCTCTAATTTCGAGACCAATGTGTTTGCGAGTTATTGCTTCAAGACCATCAAAATCGCTCAAAACTTGGATTTCATCTTTGAATTGGAGCAAGCTCCAGATTTCACCGAAACTTTCAGGTGTAGCATTCGAAAGCCGATCGAAATCCGATTTCTTAAACTCCTCAGATCTAACGGTGTAGCCAACACCTTTTGGGCTCCGTCCGCCGTTTGGCGACAAAACACCGATGATATACTTCATAAGATTTGCAAGCTCGAGTAGTTGAAAAATTGGGGCCGATTCCGACCAAAATCTAACCTAAAACAACTCCCCCTGCCTGTCATCTTCATCCCGCAACCGTGCCCGCATGCGAAAGGCAGTACGTTCCGACAACCCGGTTTTGCGCGCTGCTTCCCGTGCACTGGTTCCCGCTTCCAACTCTTTCGCCAACCGTATGCGCGCTTTAGCGAGATAGCCAGTGGGGCCGCGCGGGATGACAACATGTCGGGCTCCGGCTTCCCGACCTTCCGGGGAGAGAATGCGCATATGATCGCAAATCTTGTCCGCAGCGTCACGACCTATCAACTTCACAAGCCAGTGGTCGTCAGCGGCTCGGGAGGGAATAGTGACCCGTGTCCCGCCGACCCGCTCGGCAATCGCGAGTGCGGCCGCGAGACCAGCCACCTCCGCGATCTCGCCAAGCAAGCCGGGCAGGTCGTCGCTCATTTCTTCACCACCCGATAGAGCTTGCCGAGCCGGTTCATGGTCTGGATCCAGTCGTTTTTAGACAGCGATGCCGGATCGCTTTTTGCGCAGCAGGCATACATGTAGGCTGTCAAATTGCTCGCCGGTGTCCGATCAAGTCTCACTAGCTCTGCCCACAGGTGAAGGCAGATCTGAAACCGGAAATCATTGAGAAGCGGCGACTGGTTTTGATCCTGGGTGAACAGCTCGTAATTCTGCGTCGCACGGCGGATCCAGAGCTTCAGGGCGTCAATCGCTTTATTCGCAGCTCTGCCGTCCTGAAGGAACCCATGATGATCCAGGCCTGTCTGCCGCTTCAAAAAGGCAATCATGGCTTCATCGCTCTTGTTTGCGATGACGCCGAGATTATAACCGGCGATCCAGAGTGCCTGCAGTTTGGTGGCATACTTGCCGGTTGCCCTCTTTCCCTGGGCCGCATTGGGATCTTGTTCGGGAAGGAGTTTCTGCAGAGCGGAGATGACCTGCAGTTGCTCGGCCTGGGCCATGCCCTTGCAGGATCGTTTTCCGGTCTCCCTCTCGAGCAGATCCCGGTAGGTATCATCGTCCAGGTTGGCATTTTTCTTGAGGACATGGATCTTGGCGTAGACGTTCATCTGTCTAATCATCCTTATAAGGGAGACGGGCCTGAAAATGCGGCCCTGCCCTGCTGACATCGCCGAGAGGATCTGGACAGTGTGCGGGTTTCACACTGTCCATGAGTTCTCGTTTCAAGAGCTCGGTGGTCGCATGCTGCAGCTCTCTCGTAAGTTCCGGCCGCCAATGCAGGCGGTACCGAGCTTGGTCGGCCTTGCGCAAAAGAAGATCACGCCGATCGCGCAAGGCCTTGGTTTCACGCAACTCAGAGCCTTCCGGGTTGGTGAGGTGAGCCATGTCATGCGGCCTTCGCCAGATCGATCGTGACGGCTTCCCAGTCAGCGTCCGGATGGTCGCGGCGGTAGAAGCGCAGGTAGCTCTTGGAGCCGGTGACGCGCATGGCGTCCTTCAAGGCGACAATGGCGCGCTGCCAGCGCGCATCCTCGATCTCCAGCCGCATGAGCATGAAGATTTCGGACTTGTTGATCTGACCTTCCTTGTCAGTGTTGAAAGCGCGGGTGACGATTGCGCGGATCTCCGGCCGGCTGTCCGCCGACCATTCCCTCAGGCATTCATCGATCAGGCTTTTGGCAACCTGGATCTCCGGGCCGAAGTCGATGAAATCGGCGACCTGGATGCACACCTTCTGACAGCCGTCGATAGTCTGGAAAGTGGTGTTGCCCTTCTTGCCGCCCTTGGTGGAGTTGTATTCCTGAGCGAGCAGAGCGGTCAGGCTCAACAGGTCTGCGAAGGTGTGATTGCGAAACCGGGCGATCTGGCCGGACAGCTCTTCAGCAAAGCCGATAACCTTGCGCACCGTCTCATCTTCCAGCTTGTGCTGCGGCTTGACGTTTTCCAAGGGGACAAGATTGCTCTTGGCGTCCCGCATGTATTTCTGGCCGTTGATGATCTCGACACCGGCTTCCGGTGCACTGGTAACGACGGTTTCAGTTGCTGCATGTTCCATCTTCAAAGTCCTTTTAAAGTCCCGCTAAACGCCGGGAGATACTCAAGCTGCTCCGCCCTCGTCCGACCCGTCCGCCGGAGCGCGGATCGGGATGGAGTGGACGGGCACGGGCCGTTTCGCCTTGGGAAACAGCTCGATCTTTGGGTCGGAGATATCGATCAGGACGGCTGGTTGCCGGACTGCATTGGCTTCCAGCTGCTTTGCCTTGGAAACGCAGTCCCCCAGGATCAGGTTGACAATTAGATCGGTTCGAAGCGCGGAAAGGGTCAGCCTGCCATCGGCGTCTATGCGGATCGACATTTCCCGGCGCAGCATTTCGAGATCTTGGCTAAGCATGGCTGCCTCCCTTCAATCGAGAGTGAGGACAGCGGTTCCTGCAGGCGCGATAGAGCTTCGACCTGGTTGAGTTGGTCACCGCCTTGGGCTTCGCCTGCCAGCCAAGGCACACATCGCGGCCGATCTCACCCAGGACCGGGCAATGGACCGTTGCGCCCATCAGAGCCCCGCGCACCTTGTCCTCAACCTTCGAAAGGTCGCCCCGGTACTTGTTGCCAATGGTCTGACTGATAACCGCCGGGGAATAGCCAAGCCGCGAAGCACACACATTGAGGCCCTGGCGCTCGGCCATGTCCGCCAGTTCCGCAACCCAGTCGGGCACGCCGCCGTCCCAGGCCCTGGTCGCTTTCTGCTGCATCGAAAGCCCGGTCATGCCGCCACCTCGACAGCCACAGGCTTGCCCATGATTTCCTTGCGATTGGCATCATAGACCATCTTGGACGCAAGGATCTTCGGAGCTTTCGGACCGGTATCCATGGAAGGTTTCAACCGCCAGATCGCAGGCGCTTTTGGGGATTGCTTGCGGAGCGTCTGCAGATAGCCGGCCTTCTCCAAATGCGAGACATAGTCCCGCACCGTCTCGCGCTTCATGACGATCTCATCAGTGGATGCGGCAATCGTCAGTTCGTTCACGTCAAACGTCTTGAGCGATCTGATCGCGACCCAGATCTGATCCTGGACACGCCCCTGTCGGCCGGGCGATCCGTCCGGATTGAGACAGGGTGTCGGCGCCGGCCGCTTCACCAGCCGATAGACGCCTGTGCGAAATTTGCCCGGCTCATCCCCGGAGACACGTTCCGCGATCCCGGCCAAGATCAGCCGGCGCAGAAACTCTTTCACCCGGCCTATGCCTTCGTCGTCACAGCGCTGGTGGATTTGCTGGAGTGTGAAGCACCCCTTGTTCTTGCCCAGGTCCCGGATGACGCTCCAGTAGTGGTCATTGCCGCGATAGATCGGCTCACCGGCGGTCACTCTCAATTCAAGCTGGATCGGCATCATGCAACCCTCCGCGCGATGCGGCGGGGGGGCTCGCCGGTATAGAACCAGCCGCTCTCAAACGAGCCGGCATCGAAGGATGCTTCCCGGCTGTTGCGGGCGTGTTCCAGCATCTTGTTGAGATTGACGACGATGCGACGTGCCCGGCCCTGCGCCTTGTCGACCAGGACATCGAGCAGATCGTCATCGATATCGAGGTGCGGGCAGAACAGGTTCGCCAACGCCCTGGCATCATCGATATCGCAGGGCTCCGCAGGCACCCACTCAAGCACCCGGTTGTGCACCCGCTCCACCTTCATCAGTTTTGCGGGAAGCTGCTCTTCACCGATCAGCAGTACCGGGACCTGACTGTGCTCCTGGATCTCGCGAACCAGCTCCAGCATGCCTTTGTCGGCCAGCTTGTCCGCCTCATCGATGATCAGCGGCCGCTCATAGTCATCGCCCAGAGCCATGATCGCTTCTGAGGTCAGGTCCGCGATCGAGGATTTCTGCCGCTTCACATCCGCCTCGGCCAGAAGGTTTTCCAGGAACTTCTTGCGCGTCCAGCTGTCCCCGACCTCAAGGCGCAAGGCCCGTTTTTTGTTGGTGGCGTAGATGGAGGCATAGGTCTTGCCGTAGCCGGAATATCCATGAAACACGCCAATGCCCGGCAGATGGGGACCGCGATTGATCAGGGTTTCCATCAGGACCAGAAACCGGGAAACGTTCTTCAGGGCCGCAAGGCCACCGGGATTGACAGAATTGTCGCCATTTGTCATTCTTCACTCCGTTATCAAGTTGTGCATATCTGGCTCTGAGGGCTGCCACCTTCAGGGCCGTTTTCTTGCCCATTAAGACGCGGGCGGTACGCGGTGTTTGAGCTGTTGGGTGTCTTCCCACATGAGCCGCATGGCCTTGTAGACAGGCCCATTCTTGAAGTTCGCGA